ATGGACACGGGGAACGTCATTGATTACCGCATTCTCGGCAAACGAATGAAGGACGCAAGAGAACGATTGGGAAAAACGCAGTGCGAGATCGCCGACGAACTGAACATCATCGTTTCCACCTATGGGAAATTTGAACGTGGTATCTTGAAACCCAATCTGGAAAGGTTGATCGCGATCTGTACGATCCTCAATATAAGCGTGCAGGACAGTTTACGGGGAGCCGTCAAAGTCGAGATCAGTACCAACAATCCATCTCCAACACACGATGACGAGCTCCTGATGTTTCAAAACCTGTTGGATCAGTGTCGAAAGCCGGAAACGATACGAACGATGTTAACAATATGTGCGGAAATCGCGATGTTAGAGAATGTAAGGTAATCCAGCTCTTTGCATTAACTCCCTCCCCATGCCGCAAGGCATGGGGATTTTGTGTTATAGGAGCGTTTTTACGGCCGGCATCCGCAGCGCTCTGGACAAACTTCGCCCGGCAATCGGAACCGGAAGGAAGGCGTGTGTCGCCATGGCGAGCCCGGCGTTGTCTGTCCAATAATTGAAAGGGGTTTACCAAATGGATCGTGATTTATTCACCGCAGCCTATGTGCCCAAATGGGGAGAACAGCTTGAAAGTTTGGCCGATCTGGCACTGAAAGAGCCCTGGCGTTTTCGAAATCCGGCGTTCCCGCGCAAGCACGCCGACTACATCATCCTTGAGAAGTATATCAACGGCATCTTCACCGCGCAGGTCATGGCGCATCAGCGCGCGACCAGTCAGCAGGAGGCGGACGCGCGGTTTTTCATCCGTAGCGGCTATGCCTGTTTTCATACGGGCTTGCTGACAAAGCGGTACAAAGATATTTTTGGTTATCTGGAGCGGAACCGTAACGACTGGGCGGATCAGGAATATGTACTGCGGAGCTTTGTGGACGATTCGCACCCGTTTCTCAAAAAAGTGGAACAGTTGCCGCAAAGACCGCTCGCCGACGTCCGCGCGGAGGAGTTCGGGTTTCGACCTGACTGGCCGATCCGCGTCAACGTCGGGCATATCTTGGACGATTCGGCCAACCTCGAACGGATCCCGGAACCGGCTCGCAGCTTTCCCAACCTGCCGCTGCTTTTACAGACCGGCGTAGAGATCGCCAGAAAGACGGCGGAGTTCATTCCTTCCATGGTCGTGCCCCAACTGTATGGCGGAGCGATCCAGCATCTGCTGCCAATCTGTCTGAACGATCCGAACAAGCCTGATCTGGCCATGACCATCTCCCGAATGGAAGGTTTCTATGCTGGTAATACCTGCCTTACGCTTGAAATGGCCTATAGCAATGCCAGGTTACTGGCAGTTCCTACCGCTCCCTGGCTTGCGGAGCTGGTAGAGTAAACGTAAAGGAGGGATCAGCTATGGCAAGAGGCTGACTTGCCCTCTGTGCAAGGCGACGCTTATTTTTGCCTGCACAGAGGGTAACAGCCGTCTGGTCGTCCGGTGTCCCCGCTGTCACCGTTGGATCGTCGTTTATCTTGCAGAACTAAAAACAAAATGCATGGATGAAATCGGGCATTGATCGGAGCGGTCGGCGTCAATCGGCTGCGAAGAGGGTCATCGCCGGGTGAAAGCCCAACGGGGTGCTCCCCGTAAAAACCCGATTTCTTGAAACAATGCACTATCCGCAACCAAACTGAGCAACGGGAGCCGGGCACGGGATCGCCAAATGGCCAGTTGACTGCGTCTATTCGTGACGCAATCAACTGGCCTTCTTTTATGCCCATTTTGCTCCCGTTACGAAAACGCAGTCCTGACTGATAATGATCACCGTGCGACGGCTCCTCAAAAGGAGCGATCGCAATGAAACAGGATCATTCAAAGGCATACACATGGGTCTTTACTGACGGCGCGAAGATTACTCTGAGAAACGATGAAAACGAAATCACCGCCGCCGAACTGGAGTATTTACAAAGGCTTAACCAACGGGATGCCAACGATAATCGACGTTACCGAAGGCATAATGTCAGTTTGGAGTCGTTGGCCGAAAATGTCGACAAGAGCATCGTGTTTATAGATGTCCACGCTGACTTTGAGGACGCCAACCTTGATCGGCTAGAGGCTCAATATTGTCACGCACGGCTGACCGAGAGTCTCGAGGGACTCTCCGCCACGCAAACCCATCTCCTGACGCAGGTCTATTCGGAGAAACGATCCCTGCGGGAGATAGCCCGTCTCGAAGGCGTTTCAGTCAACGCAATTCGGAAGCGTCTACTGGTGATTCTGCGCAAACTGCAAAAAAACTTGCGATGAAGGGTGTACACCCCGGTCTTCCCGTGACCTAGATATAGAGGGCTTTTTGCTTTCAATATCAGTGAGGGGAGGAAGCGTTAACGATTCAAACAAGTCAAGCTTTTCCCGTAAAAGCAAGCCTTTATCGTCATCAGCGTGAGGCTTGCGCATTCTCGGAAAAGGTGTTTAAACCTCCCGACGGCGGAGGCGTCGCTCTTCTCATGGAGATGGGAACCGGTAAAACCCTGACGAGCATCGCTATCGTCGGTCAGTTGTCGAAGGAACGTCGCATCCGCAAAGTGCTCATCGTCGCCCCGCTCTCTATCCTGGGGGTCTGGGAAGAGGAGTTCCAGAAATTCGCGGCCTTCGGATATGAACTGACTATGCTCTCCGGCTCGCTAGCACACAAAGCAGGAACCATCCGCCATACTGCTGGTACAGCCCTGCAGGTGCTGGTGGTGAACTACGAATCCGCATGGCGCCTGGAAACGGAACTGCTCCGTTGGCATCCTGACTGCATCATCGCAGACGAATGCCACAAAATAAAGACCTCCAGCGCTCGCGCCAGTAAAACCATGCACAAATTGGGTGCAGCCGCCAAGTACCGCCTCGCGCTCACCGGCACCGTGATCACCAACAAACCCATCGACGTATTCAGCCAGTACAAATTCGCGGATCCCAGTGTGTTTGGCGGCAGCTTCTACCTCTTCCGCAATCACTACTTCGATATGACCGGCTACGGTAAATACACCCCGGTGATGAAGCAGACCATGGAAGCCGAATTCACGCAACGCTTGCACAGCATCGCCTTCCGCGCTACCAAGGCCGAATGCCTTGACCTCCCCGACACGACCGATGTGATTCAGCGTGTCGACCTTGAACCCGCCGCGCTACGTGCCTACCGCCAGCTGGTCAAGGACAGTTATACGGAATTGCAGGAAGGCGCTGTCACCGTCACTAATGTGCTGACCCGCCTGTTGCGCCTGTCCCAACTCACCGGCGGCTTCCTGGGCAGCGACGATGATCCCAGACCGGAGCAGGTGTCCACTGCCAAACTGGACGCGCTGGAAGAAATCCTCGAAAGCGCCGACGGGCAGAAGCTGGTGATCATTGCCCGCTTTATCCCTGAAATCCATGCGATAGAGCAGATGCTCACACGCAAAGGCATCCGCTACGCCATCATCCACGGCGGCGTGACTGACCGGGCAGCGCAGGTGACCGCGTTCCAGACAGACCCAACAGTGCAGGTGCTCATCGGACAGATCGCCACGGCTGGGCTGGGCATCACGTTGACTGCTGCCTCCACCATGGTGTTCTACTCGTTGGATTACTCCATGAGCAACTATGAACAGACCAAAGCCCGGATTCACCGTGTCGGGCAGCGTCACCCGTGCACCTATATCCACCTCGTGGCCAGAGGCACGGTGGACGAGCAAGTGCTCAAAGCCCTCAAGGACAAGGCCGATCTGGCTAAGTCGCTGGTGGATGATTGCCGCGCCGGTCTTAACCCCTTCGACCCTTACAGGAGGATGTATGCAGCAGGAAACGATGTTTGAACTCGCTGACAGGCTCAAAGCGTTACGCGATCAGAAAGATGCGCTGGAAGCCGAGCTCAAACAGGTCAACTTGGACATCGACAACGCCGATTGGCACCTTGCAAACCACATGGCGGAAACGGAGACCCAGAATTTTACCCGCGCTGGGATCATGTTTTGCCTGACCACCAAGACCCGCGCCAGCGCGCTGGCCGGGCAGAAGGAAGCGCTTTATGACGCGCTCCGGTCACAGGGGTATGGCGATCTAGTCTACGAGACCGTCAACGCCAATTCCCTCTCCGCCTTCGTTAAGGAGCAGATCGAGGCCAATCAGGACGCGTTGCCCGCATGGCTGGATGGGTTGATCAGCGTTTTTGACAAAACGACTGTCGGCGTGCGCAAAGCGCCTCGATAACACAGAAAGTGAGAAAACCATTATGAATGAAACCGAGATGATCACAACCACTGGCTTCACTGCCCTTCGCGACTTCAACCTTGCGGACGCCATGCGCGACGAGCTTGGTGGCATGGACATCACCTTTGACCGTGTCACCATTCCCTCCGCCGGAGGCACCACGTTCGAACTCCCCGGCGAGCTGCCCGGCGAAACGGACGCAGTAAAGGAGTTTACCGGGGTTATCCTCTATCACCACCCCCTGTTCTCGTTCTACCGCGAGCGTTTCACGGGTGGCAACAACGCCCCCGACTGCGGCAGCTACGATGGTGTGACCGGTGTCGGCAATCCCGGCGGCGACTGCGCGTCCTGCCCACTCAACCAGTTCGGCACAGGCGAAAACGGTGGCAAAGCCTGCAAGAACAAGCGCCGGATCTATATCCTGCGCGAAGGCGAGCTGATCCCGCTGCTGCTGACGTTGCCCACCGGCTCCATGAAGGAGTTCGCGGTGTACATCAAGCGGCTGCTGGCCAAGGGAAAGAAGTCGCAGAGCGTCGTGACGCGCTTCTCGCTCAAGAAGGTCAACAACGCCGGCGGCATCGCTTACTCTCAGGCACAGTTCGCCGTGGCGCGGGCACTGACGGCGGAGGAAACGTCCTGCATCGCCGCTATGGTGGAACAGGTGAAACAGTACGCAACGCGCGTGGGATATGAAGCAGAACGCATGATTAGCGAGATCATCGACCCGGAAACCGGCGAAATCACGCAGCCTCTGCAGTAAAGCGATTCTGGCGGAGGGTGGCAACGCCCTCCGCCTCCAGAAAGGAGGCGTTCCATGGCATACCAATGCGTTATAGCGCTTAACGAGATTCAGGATTACCTGCAAGGAGCGACGCTGGTCGCGTTTGACTTTGAAACCGCGCCGCTGATGCAGTTCCGATCCGACCCGAAAGTAGCGCTGGACCCGCACCGCGCGTGCATCGTTGGTATTAGCCTGTCGGTTGGGCCGGGCAGCGCCATCTACATTCCCTTACAGCATTTTGACGGAGGCAACGCCGACCCGGAAATCGTCATCCCTTACCTTCGCGAGGCGCTGTGGAGGAGTCCCAGTGTCACTAAGGTAGCGCACAACTTGGCTTTCGAAGCGCAGTTCCTGTACGCGCTGGGTATCGTGCTGCAATCGCCGTGCTACGACACCATCGCGGCTGCGCAACTGACACTCAAAAGCAACTACGATTTTCGGGGGCTTGGTGACAGTGGTCTGAAAACCCTTGTGCCAAAGCTGCTGGGCGTGAAGCTTCCCACCTTTGAGGAGGTCACGGGTGGCAGGTTCTTTGACGAATTGCCCCCTGATGCCCCGGAAACTGTCCGCTACGCCTGCGCAGACAGCGACTACACCCTGCAGCTGTACCACCGTTTCAATGCCTGGTTCGCCAGCTACATACCGGAACACCGCACTCTTGTCGAGCAGGTGGAAAGCCCCACAGCCGTCTTCTGCGGCATCATGAAGCATAACGGTCTGCTCATGGATAGGCCCAAAATGATCCGCAAACAGCTGGAGTGCATGGATCGGCTCGTTGAACTGCGTGAGCAGATCCGCAACCTGATCGGCGATGTGGACATCGGCGCGAACGCTGGCACTAAAGCGTTCAAGGACTACCTGTTCAAAGACCTAGGCCTTCCGATCTTGAAAACGACGGAGAAAAATGCCGAGGCGGCGGATGATCAGGTAATGGTGATGCTCGCGCCGTGGTGCGCTGAACACCGGCCGGAGCTGGTTCCGCTGTTTGAACTGGTTCAGGAATACCGCAAGTGGTCAAAGTTGAAAAACACCTATGTTGACGGCTATCTGAAGCATATCAACGATGCCACCGGGCGTATCCACCCCGACTTGCTGCCGCTGGCCACCGCAACGGGACGCTTTGCGGCGCGCAATCCAAACATGCAAAACTGCCCCCGCAAAACCAACGATCCCGTCGGTATCCGCTCCTTCATCGTGGCGTCCGAAGGCTATGTGCTGGTATCCTGCGACTTTTCGCAGATCGAATTGCGCGTCGGCGCATTCTACTGCAGGGATGCAAAGATGCTGGAAACCTACCGAAACGGCGGCGATATCCACGCGCAGACTACGAGCGTTATTTTTTCCATTCCGTATGCGCAGGCGGTGGATAAAAATGCGCCGGAGTATAAAGAGCGCAGAACCATCGCGAAAAACGTCAACTTTGGCGTGTTCTACGGCCTTTTCCCGACGGGGTTGCAACGGACATTGCGGTTTAAGGCGGGGCTGAACCCTTCGCTTGCGGAGTGCGAGAGCATCATCGCCAACCTGAAAGCGGGCTATCCCCAGTTGGCCAAGTGGCAAGAGCAGGAGAAGCGTAAGGCAGCATCTACCCAGTACTCACAGACTTACCTTAGGCGGAGGCGGTATCTGCCCGGTATCCACTCGCAGGATTGGAGTCGAAGGAGCTTTGCAGAACGCTGCGCACTGAATACGCCCATTCAGGGCACGGCAGCCGACATCCTCAAACTGGCGTTGGGGCGGTTGCTGGCGGGATTGCCACAGCGTCCCTGGCTCAAGCCTCTGCTTCAAATCCATGACGAGTTGGTGTTCGAACTGCCCGTTGAGCGGCTTGACGAGGCTGTGGCGTTCATCCGCACCTGTATGGAACAGCAACCCTTCCCCGAATTTGATGTGCCTATTGTGGCGGAGGCTGCCTACGGCACGGACTTCGGGCACATGACCGAGATCGAGAGGAGCAACTCATGAAACAGAACCCCTTACCGCTGGCGGATCGCCTGCTGGCCGACCCGGATTACGCCATCAGGGTGTTTCGGGAGCTCAAGCAGGAGCGCGCAAAACGCGCTCATCTGGAAAAGCAAACCGCCGAACAACGACGCTGGGCGGCAATCATACGTCCCAAACTGGACTTCTTCGACCGGGTGCTGCGCAGGGGTGAACTGCTTCCCACAACAGTCATTGCGGCCGATTACGGCATGACAGAGCATGCTTTCACCGATATGCTCCGAGCGCTCGGCATTTGCACGGATACGGGCTACGGTTTGCGTCTCATGCCCCGCTACGCCCAGCAAGGGTACATGGCGTGGGAAACCGTCCTGTACGGCAACCATCACAAGGATCAGCAGCTGCTCTGGACGCAGCGCGGGCGATACTTCCTCTACCGGATGCTGAAAAACCATTACAATCTCTTGCCACGAAAGGAGGATGCCCCCTGATCTATCGCAATCATGAAGGCTATCCCGATCCGACCGCTGGCGCGGCACTGGCCAAGATTGAGCAGGATGAGTATCGGCAGCGTTGCCCCTTCATGCCGCTGGTGTATATCTGCTCGCCCTATCAGGGAAACGTGGATCAGAACACACTGGCTGCGCAGCGCTACTCGCGTTTTGCCCTGGAGAACAAGTGTCTTCCCATCGCACCGCACCTACTGTTCCCGCAGTTTATGGGCGCAGAAACGGACTCAACGCGCGAGCTGGCCCTGCACATGGGCATGATCCTGCTCACCAAGTGCCATGAACTCTGGTACTTTGGAGACCGGCTCAGCGAGGGCATGAAGCTGGAACTCAACCGCGCAAGGCTGCGCGGCACTCCGGTGCGGCATTTCAACGAAAACTGCGAGGAGGTGGCAATTTGAACTATCCCAAGGAGCTGGCGGCTCTGCCCCAGTGGGTCTGTTGGCATTTGGAGACCGATCCCAAGGGCGGGAAAGCTCGCAAGGTGCCGTATAACCCTACGACTGGGCGCAAAGCTTCTTCGATCGATCCCAAGACATGGGTTGCGCTCGAGCAGGCTATGTCAGCCAAGCAGCAATACCACTACAAGGGGCTGGGCTTCGTGTTCACGGCGGAGGGCGGCATTGTTGGTGTGGATATCGACCATTGCATGGAACTGGGCGCGCTCAACCAAATCGCCAGCGAGATCATCAGGCAGTATCCGACGTATACCGAAGTATCGCCATCGGGCACGGGGCTGCACCTGTTCTACCGGGGGGTTATGACAGCTAAGGGTAACAAAAACTCTGATACCGGGGTTGAAATGTACGCCCACAGCCGCTTCTTCACCATGACCGGGAACCGTCTGGAGAATACTCCTGCGGAAATTGCCGATGGTACGGAAGCGCTACCGTGGATCCATGAAACCTACATTGCCAAGCAGAAACCGTCCAGAAAAGCCAAGACCAGCAAGGCGCTACGCGCCTACTCCCTGTCCGATGAGCAGGTGCTCGAAAAGGCACGCTCCGCCCAAAACGCGGAGAGCTTTTCCAGCCTCTGGGATGGGCAGTGGCAGGACGCCTATGGCAGCCAATCCGAGGCTGACCTTGCGCTGTGTTGCTCGCTGGCGTTCTGGACAGGCAAAGATCCTGGCCAGATGGATCGGCTGTTTCGGCAGTCGAAGCTGTTCCGTGAAAAGTGGGATACCGTCCACCATGCCGACGGCGCGACCTATGGCGCGGAAACCATCCGGCAGGCGCTGGAACGTACCGAGGATACCTATTCCCCAGAGGGAGAACCCGCGATTCTGGAGCGCAATGGGCGATACTACCGAAACAAGGGCGACAGCGTCTACCCGCTGACCAACTTCATCATTCGGGCTCTCGAAATGTTGATCTCGGATGAGGAAACGCACATGACCTGCGATCTGCTCACCCTACGCGGCGAAACTTTCCGGCAAACCTTTATGACCACTGATTTCAGTAGCGCGCAGAAATGGAAAGCGGTGCTCAATAAACGAACCATCGCGCTGAGTTTTTCGGGGTCGGATGGCGATCTTGAAGCTCTCAAGACCTTTCTGTCTGACTTGCCATGGGAAAAGAAAACGGGCGCGAAGGCGCTTGGTCTCTACCACAGAGATCAACGTTGGATATTTGTTGGCAAGGATGGTTCCTTCGCGGCGGAGGGTAAGCCTGTAGATGATATTGTGCAGCTTGAGAAGTTTGCGTCCATCGACACGGATATCCTGTCGCATGACGCCATCCGCGCCGAACAGCTGCAGTGCATCGGGCAAACACTGCTGAACTACAACGAACCAGCCAAAACGGTAACGGTGCTGGGTTGGTGCTGCGGCTGCTTTGTTAAGGAGATACTTCGCAGCATGGGGATCAAATACCCGCACCTGTTCCTGATCGGCGAGGCTGGAAGCGGCAAGTCCACAACGCTGGAACGTATCATCCTACCGATCTTTGGCCGCAGCAAGGTGGTGGCCGCTACGCAGACCACAGCGTTTACCCTGATGAAAGACGCCGCATCCAGCAATCTGTTCCCACAAGCCTTGGACGAGTTTAAACCTTCCAAGATCGACCGGATCCGTTTGGGCGCGCTCTACAACCATTTCCGCGACAGCTACGACGGCCATGAAGGCGTACGTGGTCGGGCAGATCAGTCGCAGGTATCCTATGCGCTGCTCGCGCCCATGGTCATCGCCGGTGAAGAGTCGCCCGATGAACCCGCGATACGGGAACGGAGCATGGAACTGCTCTTCAGCAAAAAAGATCTCAAGGATGCTGGCGCGCGGGCGGCATTCGGTCACATTGGCGGGATGCAGGACATGCTCTCCTCTCTGGGACGGGGTTTGCTGGAAACGGCGCTGACGCTGGACGAGGAGGCATTGGCAAAGTGGTACGCAGAAGCGGAAACCATGTTCTCCAGCAGCCTGCCCTCCCGAACCGTGAACAACCTAGCATGCTGTATGGTCGGGTTGCGGATCCTGGAAAGGCTCTGTCAGCGCCTTGGCCTATCCTGGCAACAGGTGTTCACCATGGATCTGGCCGTATGCACCAAGCATATCGAGTACGGCGTCCATGAGTACCTGTTTGACGGAGGTGACAGCAACAAGAGCGTGGTGGAGCAAACGTTGGAGATCATGGCGCGCATGGGGCTGAACGACGAGGAATGCCGCGAGTTGGAGGATGGCAAGATCGCGATCCACTTTCACGGGGTCTACGATCGGTTCACCCAATACCGCCGTGATCACGCGATCTTTGGCGAATGCCTCATCTTCACGCAGTTCATGAAGCAACTGCGCAAGTCGGATCTGTATCTGGAAACAAAGACCGTCCGGTTCGCGGACGGGCCGAAAAAGGCGGCGATTCTCAACCATGAACAGCTCACAAACCGTTGCGACATCGAGAGTTTTCTGCACACACATGCCAAGCCGTTGGACGGAACCTCTCTGTAACTGTAACTGTGTAACTCCTATTTCTATAGCTACGCGAGAAAACATCTTTCGCGCATGTGCGCGTGCATGCGCGTGTGCGCGCGTGTATACCCCTAAAGCTCTAAATAAGGGGTTACAAACGCATTTGGGTTACGGAGATATTCCAAATGGCAGAGCGTGATATCGTGGCAGCCATCCTGCGGCTCCTCAAGAAAACCCCTGACTGCTTCGCCTGGAAGGAGCATGGCGGCATGTACGGCACGGCCGGGATCCCGGATGTGATCGTCTGCTATCGTGGTCGGTTTGTGGCCTTTGAGGTCAAGACCCCAAGCGGTAAGCTCACAAAATTGCAAGAAAACACCATCACAAAAATCAAGAACGCAAAGGGACAAGCCTTCAAAGTCACCTCGGCGGCGGAAGTCGCCGCGATTTTGAAACAGCTGGAGGTTGACCCTCATGAATAGAAGCTCGACATACCCCATGGATGGATCCGTAGTCTCATCGCAATCATCCCCATTGGACTTCGTCAGTCCATGGCGACAGGAGGTTACCAAGCGCGATCTTTCTCAGCTCTTCTGGCTCAACCGGGAGATCGAGGAATTGCAGCGCCGACTGGACGAGCTGGAAACGCTGGCGACGTCCTGCACAAGCCGCATCACTGGCATGCCCAAATCGCTCGGCGTCGTGGACAGACTTTCGAAGTACACGGTTGAGATCGCGGATCTGCGGGCTTTGCTCGATCTGAATCTCAAGAAATGCTTCTACGAGTTGAACCGGCTGAACCGCTATATTGAGAGTGTTGAGGATGGGCAAATCCGGCTCATCCTTTCACTGAGGTATGTCAACGGGCTTGGTTGGCGACAGATTGCGGACAGCATCGGCAACGGGTATACGGCTGACAGTGTCCGCATGGCGCATGACCGTTTCCTGGTCAAGGGATGAAACTGTTCGTTTTGTTCGGTATATTGTTCGTTTTGTTCGCCCCTACCTGTGTTATACTGTAAGTAGCCAAATTGGTAAAGGCACTCGCAAAACAGCGAGTGCCTTTTGTGTTACCGTTTAGGAGGACCTGTGATGCCCCATAGACCCAAGCGTCCCTGCTCCCACCCCGGTTGTCCCCGGCTGACCAATAGTCGTTACTGCGAGGAGCACGCTAAGCAGGAAGCCCGGCGTTACGAACGCTACCAGCGTGACCCTACCATGAAAAAGCAGTACGGGCGGGCGTGGCAGCATGTGCGCGACCGCTTCATCGCTGCTCGCCCGCTGTGCGAGCGGTGCAAGGAGCATGGCAAGGTCACCTCCGCGCAGGAGGTTCACCACATCATCCCGCTGTCCCAAGGTGGCACGCACGATGAATCAAATCTCATGGCACTTTGCACATCGTGTCACTCCGAGATCACCGCCAGAGAGGGCGGGCGTTGGGGGCGGTAGGGGGTATTTCATCTTTACGGCTTTTCGTTCGCCGAACGGTCTGGGGGTCACGCGCACAAAAACCACGATTCAAACAGGGGATTAACCCAAGCTGGAAAGGAGGTACAACGTATGGCCAAGGATGGCACCAACCGGGGCGGCCGACGCGTGCGCGCTGGCGACAAGCCCACGCCGCTGGCCGACAAGATCACGGCGGGTAAGGCAGCCAAGGTGTTGGAAGCGCCTGAAATCAAGCCCGCAACGGCACTGGCTGGCACGCTGCTTCCTTCGCCTGCTATCCTGACCGGTACGGAAATGCCGGAGCCCAGCGAGTATCTCCGTGCCAACCAGAAGGACGGGAAACCGCTAGGCGCGGACACCCTGTTCATCGAGACTTGGCGGTGGCTAAAAGAACGCGCCTGTGACCAGTTCATCAGCCCACGGCTGGTAGAAGCCTACGCGCAGGCCTTCGCCCGCTACATCCAATGTGAGGAAGCGATCAGCGCCTACGGCTTGCTGGGCAGGCATCCCACCACCGGGGGTGCGATCGCGAGTCCCTTTGTGCAGATGAGCCAGTCGTTTCAGAAACAGGCGAACTTGCTCTGGTACGAGATTTTTGATGTGGTCAAGCAAAATTGCACCACCGCCTTTGCGGGCAACCCGCAGGACGATATCATGGAAGCCTTACTGTCGGGCAGAAAGGGGAAACGATGAACACCACCGAGCGTTTTGAAAAGGTCAGCATTGACAGACTGATCCCGTATGCCCGCAACGCACGCACCCACAGCAAGGAGCAGATCAAGCAGCTGCGCGCCAGCCTCCGGGAATTCGGTTTTGTCAATCCGTGCATTATCGACAAGGATTACAACATCATCGCCGGACATGGGCGTGTCATGGCCGCCAAGGAAGAAGGGATCGATTCCATTCCATGTGTCTTTGCTGAGCACCTGACCGATGCACAGAAGCGCGCGTACATCCTCGCCGATAACCGTCTGGCGCTCAATGCCGGTTGGGACGATGAGATGCTTTCCGTGGAGCTGTCCGATTTGCAAGCCAACGCCTTTGACCTCTCCCTGCTGGGTTTCAGCGATGCGGAGATGAACAAGATTATGGGCGGCATGGATAATGTCAAGGATGACGATTTCGATGTGGACGCTGAGTTGCAAAAGCCCATGCTCTCCAAGCCCGGCGATCTGTGGCTGCTGGGGAACCACCGGCTGGTTTGTGGCGATAGCACCAAGCCCGAAACGTATACGCTGCTCATGGAGGGAAAGGCAGCCAACCTTACGGTTACGGACCCGCCATACAATGTCAACTACGAGGGTGCCGCCGGGAAAATCAAGAACGACCACATGGCAGGCGACGCTTTCTATCAATTTCTGCTGGATGCCTTTACCCAGATGGAGAAGGTCATGGCACAGGACGCTAGCATCTATGTGTTCCATGCAGATACCGAGGGCTTGAATTTTCGCAAGGCGTTTACCGAGGCGGGATTCTATCTGTCGGGCACGTGCATCTGGAAAAAGCAAAGCCTTGTGCTCGGTCGCTCGCCCTATCAGTGGCAACACGAGCCGGTACTGTTTGGCTGGAAGAAATCCGGCAAGCACGCTTGGTTCTCCGATAGGAAGCAATCCACCATTTGGGAGTTTGACAAGCCGCGCAAGAATGGCGAACACCCAACA